GTATAAATTTAATTTCAAGAACGGCAACAACGTGCAACAACCTTTTCCAGGATTATTTCAAAACGAACATTTTAATTCCTTTAACCCAAATCCCGAGAATCTTGGTCAAGGATTATTTCAAAACTGCACTAGACAGCAACTTAAGGATTTAACGCCAAATGATATGTGTGGTGAAAATAAGAAACAAAAAAATAAAAAATAAGCAAAAAGTAAAAAGAAAAAACAATTAAACAGCTTAAAGATGCAACAGCATTTTCTTCAAGATAGTATATAATGACAGAATATTTAATGACAGAATTGACATTAGAATGCTTAATGAACAAAACTCAATATGCAAAGTATATTAGTCAAAGTCAGGGAAAATCAAACAACAAAATTGTAAATAAAAAAGAAAAGAAATTTTATAAAAGGCGCATATTTGATTTAACAAAGCAATTATTAAATAATGAAAAACCCGAAATGATTCTTCCAGATGTTTCTTCTGCATTTGATTCATATGCCAAAGTATGTATTGAGTATTTTAAAGCTTTAGATAAAACTGACATAATTCAGTCGGATTACGATGGATTTATTGATGAATTGGGGACGGGAAGCAATACTTTATCAGAAAGCGAACAAGCTGAACTTAATAAATTATTAATGCGTTCAATTAAAATAACAGAACCAAATGCTCTAGAAAAACTTGTAAAACGAACAACAACAAAAATATGCCAAAAAGCTCCAATTATTCCGATGCAAAAGGATATTAATTTAAAAGATCCATTATTAAAGAATAAAGGTATTCGTAAAAAGAATAATATCAATAATAAATATGAGGATTCCTCAGAGAAAAAAGAAACCGACGAAACAGACAAGACAAAATAGACGTCCTAGTAAAACGCAAAAGAATAAAACTTCATCAAAGAAGCAAACTACTAGAAGAAATAATTTATTTAGAGAAAAAATGATGAAAGAGCTAAAAACGGTAAAATTAAGATGCAGTCCTAAAACGGCTGATAAAAAATACTCTTGTTTAGAGGATGAGACTTTGTATAAATTAAAAGATTTGTGGAATGCTCGTCACACAGATTCTAAAATTGAATCAAATGATGCAAAAGATATTTGGACGCAGTTAAATGGCAAGCTAAGAGGGGTTTGCAATAAAGAATCGTGTTGGTTAAAACAAAAGTTTGTTGAAGGAAAATTAGACAAGGAATTGCATTCATCTTTTGCACCAGTCTCGCCGAAAGAGTGGAGTAAAAATCCAAATGAATGGTTGTCAAGTAATGATATATTAGAGGTTATGAAACAGTATGAAATTAAATACAAGTGCTTTGACTTTATTGGCCCGTCACCTATTGATTTTGACACGCATAAACTATACGGAGAATGTGTTTGGGAGGAATTGTGTCATTTTAACATTGAAGATGAAATTAAAAATAAACGATTCAAAATAGGAATTATATTTAACTTGGATCCCCATTATAAGGGTGGTTCTCACTGGGTGTCCATGTTTGTTAATATAAAAAAAGGTGAGATATTTTTCTTTGACAGCGCAGGCGATAAAGCACCAAAACAAGTTGTAAAATTGGCGAATCGCATTATTAAACAAGGAAAGCAGTTAAAAATTCCAATTAATTTTAAATTTGATCAGAATTATCCCATTGAACATCAATATGGCGACACAGAATGTGGAATTTATTCGTTGTATTTTATTGCTCATATGTTAGAAGATCGCCACGACAGCAAATATTTTAAAACACATGTATTAGACGACAAGTACATGGAACAATTCAGAAAGGTTTATTTTAATAAGGAACTGTAATAACCGGATAAAAGTATATAAATAATACACATTTATTAATTATATACATTAAATTTCTATGACCACCGCGCAAATTAACATAGATTTTATTACAACGGAAAATATTGAAATGCTTTGGGAAATAATTTTAGATGACGTTAAGGATAGAATAAAATCTCAAGAACAGGTTTCTAATGCGAGAGGGTTTTTTATAAACCAAGCGAAAACGTTCTTTGAAAGAGAAAAAATCGTGAAACAAAATTTAATGCAAATGAATAAAAAATTTATAGGGCACATAATGACAAGCTTTAAACAACAACCTCAACAACCACAAAAAATAAACATTTCTAATAAAGAACCGACCAATTTCACTATAGAAGATTTACATGGCGAGAAACTTACTGCATTTGAAAAGTCTCTTGAAGAAAAGAAAAACGACTTTATGAGCGCGATGTCAGTCCCTGTTCCTGAAGCGCCCAAATTCAGTGATGGTGATTTGGATAAACCGATTGGAAGTGCCATGGATGAATTAATTGCGCGAACTCTTGCTCAACGAAATTTTGATATAGAAAATATTCATAAAAGCGCAAATAAAAATGAAGTGGAGAAATGGTTAAAACCCGCAGAAACATCTGTTAAAAATGAAAAAATACAGGAAAACAAAAATTCTAAACTTAAAATGGAACAAAAACAAACGCAATATCAATACGTTCATCAGCAAACGCCGAAGCTAATACAAATTGGTCCGCCTTTGGATAAATCAGAAAAAACTGTAACGTGGGGACCAAATTCCGAATACGAATCTTCTTCAGAGGATTTAAATGGAATCAGTTTGGATATTCGTGAAATTGAATCAGTAAACAAAAATAAACCCATTCAGAATGACATCTTCTCAAAATTGAAGCCTGCAAAAGATTTGCAACCAGACGTAAAGGAAGAATTAAAAAATATACACGAACGCATAAATAGTATAGATGAAAAAATGAATACAATCTTATCTATTATAAATAAAATAAAAATTGATTAGCTTTTTATAAATAATTATAAAGACAAATAATAACAACAATTATGAGAGTTTTAAGAGCTTCATTGATTTATGTGTTAATAACTACACGCGAATGGAGTGTAACTGGTTTTTGGTCACCGTTTAAACATAAAAATAAAAGTCCAATAAAAATTAGCAAGAAAAATGAAATAACCGAAGTAAAGGAAATAACATGGGACGACGGAGAAGTGGCTTGGGAAAATATGCAAGACTACTGCGACAAAAATCAAACATATAATATTGTTAAAAAACGTCCGCTTATAAAGGCGTCTTCTGTGTATAAAACCACCCCACTATACGATGCGATTGAACTGGATCAAACAAAAATAGCGTCAATATCTGCAATTGTTAGAACAACTTACAAGGAGACATTTAACATAAACACTATTATATCAGAATTGGATAGCAAAATTTCAAACCATTACTTGATTATTCCCACAGAAGTTGTTATAATATCCATGTTAACAGGTTTAGCGATTGCTTACAATAAAACAAACGAAACTGAAAAAGACAGACTTGAAAAATTGTATATATTAACTAAACCCGAAGATTATCACATAAAATATGCAAAAATGAAAAGAATAAGCATGACTGTAATTATCATTTTATCGTGTCTAACAACAAGAAATGTTTTACCTGTTGGATAATTTAGTTTCAAATTGCAAAAAAAATTGAAACTAAAATAAGTTTTTTAAATAACTACAAACCACAAATAGCAATACAATAATGAATCTATTTATTCTCTCGTTGAATTTTGCAGAATGCGCCGAAGCCATGTTTGACAAGCACGTGAGCAAAATTATTTTGGAAGCAGTTCAGATGCTTTGTACCGCCATGCAAATTGTTGACGGTGATAATGAAATTTGTTCCAAAATTAAATTATATAAAATTGCTCATAAAAATCATCCGGTAACTATCTGGATGCGAACGTCTCTAGAAAATTATATGTGGGCATTAGACCTAGTTGACGCCATGCATAATGAATGGAAATATCGTTACAGTCACCCACCAGAAAAAATACACAAGTCATATATAATGGCAAAATATTTGAGGGAATATGCGCCAACTGCCGATAAATTCCCTCAAACAGGCTTGACGCCATTTGCTCAGGCAATGCCGGTAGAATGCAAATGTGAAGACGCCATTGAAGCATATCGCAGATACTATCAAACGCCAGAAAAACAAAAAATAGCTTCATGGAAAAAGAGAGAAAAACCCACGTGGTATCAAATACAGAAAAATTAAAACAAAAAATATATATAATATAAATTTGGTACTTACTTTGGTTTATCCTTTTCTAAAGGTGGCTAAATCTTCCTAATAACAACTCCAGCAGGAGTTTGTTCTGCTGTGGCAATTAAAATTGGGTCCACTTGGGCATTCTCCAACGCTCTATGGTAGCTATCCCAGTCATATAAATTTCCACGGGTTTTATCTATTTTACGATAAATATATTTTTTTCCACGGAACTCGTATGGTTTTCCACGCCATTCAATTTGTTTTTTATTTATTTTTGATACAGTGTCCGGTTCTTCCTTTTTATAACTTGGAACATATGAAAATGCGCTAGAAGACGGTTCACCAAATTGCAAGCAATTTAACTGTTCCTTTGCACCGCGCTTTGAATATACAGCGCAATCAATAGACGCCTCTTTTATGGCAGTTATTATCTTAGAGCTCACATCCTCTTTTATAGTTGAAATTTCAAACAACGCTTCATCACTAGTTAATGGTATGTAATCTTCCTTATCTTCCTTACCCTCTACTTGAATCTTATACGCTCGTTTGCTCTTATCCATTCTTTTCAACTCTATGGATTCGCCGCTATCAATTTGCTTTTTTGTAAACGTCATCAAATATAAAAACACTTCTACAGTTTGAAGTGCGTCAGGTAAATTTTTATGACTGCAAATGCGGCGCGCTCTACCCACAACTTGATCAACACGAGTGGGATGCCAATATGGTTCCATAATATGCACATAACGAGTGCTTCTCAAGTTAATACCTTCTGATCCAGATGCAGTAATCATTAATATTTTAATAATTTCACCCATGTGATTATTGTGGGCAATCTCTTTTAGCTCGGCTGTAATGGGTGATTTTACGTCCCAATCGCTATTATAAATATTGCGAATAATTTCTTTTTCCTCAGCTGACTCTGTTCCAGTATATAAAGCAAACATTGGTTTTCCTCTGTCTTCTTCGCTAATGTCCAAATTCCAGACGCCGCCTGCATCCTTTTTGATTTTAAACTGAGCAAAACCATTGGCTTCTAGAACCATTTTAAAGATTCCAATACCTTCAAGAGTTCTAAACTGGCTGTAAACCAAATGTAAACCGCGATGCTCGGGATCTTGAATATTCTCTAGTATGTTCAAATATTTTGGACTGTATTTTTGCAGACCTTCTGGAGATAACACGGTGTCTTCATGTTCTTTCAAAAATTCAATCGCGCGTTTAATGCGCGCCGGATAAGTTGTGTCGGCTAATTTTTCAATGGCTTCGTCGCCTTCTATTTCGCCATCCCACGCGTCTCCCTCCAAATCATTGGTTCCTTTCTTGGAAGTTTCTTTTAAAGCTTCTTCATAAACATTTTCTAATTGAGTGGCCTCTTCGCGTTCTTCTTTTGGAAGAGGGCGTCCCGGAGGTTTAGGCATAACAAAGTTACAGTATAAACGGGAGAAAATGCGATATGTTGAAGTGGGATCTTTGTAAATTCCATTTTCATCCATCGCTCCCTTCTTTTTCTTAGAATTCTTTTCTTGTTTTCTCTCTTGAGCGCGAGCTGCTTCGTAAATAGTGAATTGATAATCGCTCATTGGTATTTTAATGACGTGAAAATCAGTAAGCTTTTCATATCTAGGCATAAGAGACTCTTGTGCGCTTCTGAAATAAGACGTTAAACCAATAATGCGACGCTTGAACAATTCCATATTTTTGGTTTCTCCAGAATCGGCTTTAATAAACATATCAACAAAATCGTCAAATTTGTCTGGAAGAGCTTTTTGATAATTAATTTTAATTCCTGCAGTATTTGCGCTGACTCCAGCGTTTTCCAAAATACTAATAACTCTGCGTTCAAAATCGGCGTCGCTAATAGTTCCACGTTCTTCAATGTGCACTTTGCCTTTATCATCTTTATACTCCTTCTTTTTGTTAGTGACTCCTTGATAACCAGTATCTTCTTTTACTTTATTTTCAAATCCAAAAGGATTTCTTGTAATTGTTACTACTTTATCTTTGGAATAGTCCAAATAATCTAATACTTTTTCTCTCGCGAATATTTCCTGTAACTTCTCTTTGCCAATAGATTGTCCGGAACGGACATCAAGTGGTATTTCCCAAGTCTTTATATAACCGCGCAAAATGTTGAAAAGTATTCCAATTTCGTTGGGATAGTTAATAATTGGCGTTCCAGATAATAAAACAACCCTCGCATTTTTAGCGCTTAACAATAACTCGTATAAAATGAGTGCCAATGAGTAGGGAACTCGTTCTTTTTTTCCAGTTCTATCTACAGGAATTTCCTTTTCCTTTGCAATCTTATTTACAATTCTACTAATAAAGTTGTGTGCTTCATCAATGATAATAACCGACTCGTCAAATATATTTGTTTCAAAGTTATTTGTCATGTCTTTCAATTTGTCTCGGCGCAAACCATTGTAATTAATAAACTTGTATTTATACTGAATCATTTCATCAAGTTGGTCGTCTAAACTTTTAATTTCTGCTGGTTCCAAAGAGTCATAGTTGCTGGGTTTTGTAGTGTTTATTAACCACGCTCCCTTTTTTCTGTTAATATATTCAACAGACAAGTTGAGCACACTTGACAAAGTATCAATGGCTTCAGGATGATCTCTCGTTGAAATCCACTGCCAAAACTGATTCTTCTTATAAATTGGTTCGCCGTATTTTTTCAATTCTTCCATATAGTTTCTTCTCAAAGACGCAGGAGTCATCACAATAACCTTTTTATTACTCTTGAAACCCTCTGCAATTGCAATAGATGATAATGTTTTTCCGGCACCCAATCCATGGAAAAGTAAAAGCCCACGATAAGGCGTGTACAAATTCAAGTAATCTCTAACTAATTTTTGGTGAGTCAAGAGAGAAAATTCTCCTGACGAACTTTGACCAATATTATCGCAGGATATGTCAGAGGTTTCGTCCATCACTTCATCGCGATACGTGCTAAACATGGAGTTAATAAAGTTAACAAATTTCTCCCTATTATTCATGAAATAACTGGAAACTTTAATGTTCACGTGAGGTTTTTTGGGAGGCAGACGAGATATGGTCTCAACTTTGTCAATATCAACCCATTCTTCAGGAGGTACAAGAATCACCCCTTTTGTGGGGCGTTTGGTACGACGTTTTTTTGGGCCTTGCTCTTTTTCTTCAATTACTTTTTCTTTCTCACCTTGGTCTTCTTTTTCTTCTCCTTCTTTCTCTTCTCCTTCTTCCTGACCTTGAACAATAGGCATGCCTTCTTCCTGCAACCGAAATAATATCTTTTTAGTAATTTTCTTTGCCTTTTTCTTTTGAGGCTCTTCTTTTTCTTGCTCTTCCTGAACTGCAGTTAATTTTACAGTTGGTTTTACAACGGTTTTATTTAATTTGCGTTCTTGTAATTTGTTAAATAATGTTTCTCTGTTAAAACCCGTGTCAGTTCCACGTTCATCAACTATAGTTACCTTACTTATTTTAACCTTTTCTGGAGCAGTTGGAAGAGGAACAACGACGGCGACTTTTTCGTGCTCTTCTACAACTGGTTTTATTCTTAATTTTACTTTTAATGATTCTAAAGGATTCATCGCTTATATAAAGTGAATATATAAAACTTTATGCGGAATAAGCGTTAATTTTTTGCAAGGCTTCGCTGCAAGCAATTTGTTCAGCCTTTCGCTTGATTTTGTGTTGTCCTTCACCTAGAAAAATTAACACCTTCCCAAGTTTGGCAATCCATTCTTGAATTTCTTTGAAGGTCTTTACGTGGTCAATATGTGTTGCATTGTGTATGCTTACCGCGTGTATAGGCTGACCAATGCACAAATATACACCCATTTTGTAGCCATTTTCAACGTCGTGATCAATCTCTAAATAGTGTGGAGTGACCTTGAATTCTTTTTGGATTTTAACTTGTAGTATATTTTTATAGTTGTCATCATTTTGAATAAGCGCAATCCAGTCTATGTGCTTTTCAAAAATGTTTTCTACAAACTTTTGCGCGATTTGAAAGCCGGGTCCAGTAACAAATATGTCTTGAAACCATCCTTCTTCATCCTTTACGGATATCTTATTGAAATCTAGAAACAAAGCTCCTAAAAACGACTCAAAAAGACACCCAAGCTTCTTTAGATTTGTTCTAATTTTTTTTTCCTCTGCATGTTTTGACAAAATTAGCCATTTATTTATATGCATTTCCATGGCAATTTTTCCAATAGCCTCGTTTTTAACAATAGCAATTTTCTTTTCAGTCATAAACCCTTCATTTTCTTTAGGAAATCTTCTATACAAATAATATTTTGTAATAAGCTCAAGAACACCATCACCCAAAAATTCTAGCCGTTCATTGGACTTTGTTTTCAAAGTCATGCAATCAGGAGGACGCTCAACAATAGTAATATTCTGCGCTAGATTTTCCAAATGAGGTCGCTTAGTATACGATCGGTGAACAAAGGCTCTTTTATACAAGTCAATATTGTTTACCATTCCAGGTACACCATATTTAGTGAGAATAGATTGAACATCATTCAATGTAATCTCCACATTTAGGGGATTATATGGGTTAAAAATTAGCCCATCTTCTCCACTTACAATATCATCGTCATGAAGAATGTTCTTTTCAAGGGGTTTGTCTTCCATAATTAATTATTAATGCGATATATTTAAACCATTTAGATAAATATTATTTTCCCCAATCAAATAAAAAAATAAAATATTTAGGGTATATATAAATGGTAGGAATGCAAACACCCTCTCGCCCCACTACTAACACCACTGCCGCCAGAACCTGTGAAAGTGGTG